TGTGGTGCCCTTGCTACAGCGCCGACACCATTAGATGTTTAAAGGAACCTTAAAGCCATACCAACCAGAAGCAGTAGATAAAATGATCGCTCGTAAACAAATGTTAGTTGCATATGAAATGGGTCTTGGAAAGACCTGTATGACTATTGCTGCTCTTGAAACGTTAAAAGAACAAAAAGAAATTACAAAACCAATACTAATTATTGCTTTATCCAGTTTGAAATACCAATGGGAAAAAGAAATACAAAAGTTTTCCGATTCAAGTACTAGCGTTATAGACGGCTCTAAAGTAACACGAGCCCTGCAATATGACCGTGGGTTAAGTAGTGATTACGTCATATGTAACTATGAGTCAATAGTTAATGACTGGGACACTATAAAAGATTATGAGTGGGGCGCTGTTGTATGTGATGAGGCAACCGCCATAAAGGGGTTTAGGTCAAAAAGATCAAAGGCTGTTAAAAAACTTGCTGCAAATATACCTATTAGATTTGCCCTTACTGGAACACCGATTGAAAATGGAAGACCAGAAGAGTTGTACAGCATTATGCAGTTTGTAGATCCAAAGTTACTTGGAAGATTTGATTTGTTTGATCAAACGTTTATTGTTCGTAATCATTTTGGTGGGGTTCAACGTTATAGAAACCTACCCATTTTTCATGAAAAGATGAAACAAGCAGCAGTTCGTAAAGTTCAAACAGATCCAGATGTTGCTCCGTACTTACCTGACACAATTCATTTGGATCCTATCTTTATTAGTTTTGATAAAAAAACATCTGAGTTGTATAACTTTATTGCTGATGAGTTAAGCAATGAGTTATTTGAGGCCCAACAACTTCTTGGTGCTAACTTTTCACTTGTTGCACATTACGGTCATGACAGTAAACAAGGCGGACCCGCAGATGCGTTGCGTGGTTCTATCATGTCTAAAATAACCGCATTAAGAATGCTGTGCGATCATCCCGAGTTACTAGTTAATAGTGCAAATTTTTTTGAATCTAAGGATGGTATTTCAGGAAGTCAATATGCCTTTAGTTTAAAAGATCGTGAGATGTTGGATGGAGTAACTAAGCACACCAAGTTAGATGCGCTTAAAGAATATGTTAATGATCATTTAGATTCTGATCCAGAAGCAAAGGTTGTTATATTCACATCTTATGTCGGCATGTTAAAAAGGATCCAGGATGAAGTGGGCGGAACTCTTTACACGGGCAGTATGAACTCTAAAGAAAAAGAGGCCAGCAAGACTAAGTTTTTAACAGATCCAGAGTGTCGAGTGTTTATTTCCTCTGATGCAGGTGGCTATGGCGTGGATTTGCCCAACGCTAACCTTTTGGTAAACTATGATCTACCGTGGAGTGCTGGACTATCAGTACAACGAAATGGTCGTATTAAGAGGGCATCAAGCCGTTGGCCTAGCATCATCATTCAAGATATGCTGGTTGCTAACTCCATTGAAGAACGCCAACACGATATGTTGCAGCAAAAGAACGCTGTAGCAGATGCTGTGTTAGATGGAGAAGGCATTAATGCTAAAGGTGGCGTAGATTTAACTGTTGGAAGTCTGATAGGGTTTCTACAGAAACAAAGACCTTGAGGGGGTTAACATGGCAAGAGTAAAAGAAGAAGAACCAAGAATGGCTGACGAGAATGATTTTAATGCACAGGCTCGTAAATATATATTTGTAAAAAAACAACTTGATTTTTTTGAATCCGAATTAAAAGGATTAAAAGAAAAAATCTTTGAAAACATTGACAACAACGGTGAGACCGATGGTAGTGGAAATCTTTTTGTTGAATTAGACGATGAAATTGAGGGCGTTAAAATGCTTCAAAAACAACGTCGTGTATCTCGCAAAATAAATCCAGAGATGGCAGATAACGTTATTATGTCTAAAGGGCTTGAAGGTGAATTATACAAAACTATTCAAGTAATTGATGAAGATGCTTTAATGGCTGCCTTGTATGAAGGAAAACTAACCGAAGAAGAAATAGAGTTGATGTACCCAGAAAAAATTGTTTGGGCACTAGTAATGAACAAGAGGTAAGAAATGGCAGGATTGCGTGGCGAGGACGAGATCGAAAAAGCATTCGCTGATCTCGAATACATTCCTGGCTCTAAACGCAAACGCCGTAATCCAGATGAAAAAGTTTCTCGCCGTAAAAGCGGTGAGAGTAATGGTTGGGATCAAAACCCAATTATTAAAACACTAGGTGGAGTAGAAACAGAGGTCTTTACTATAGGTGCACTAGCACTTGCATTAGAGAAAACCATTGTCACTATCCGCTTATGGGAGCGAAAGGGATATATTCCACGTGCACCTTATCGACTTCGGTCTAAGACCCTTGCAGGGAAAAAGACTGGGGGAAATCGGGTATATACCAGAGCACTCATAGAGTCAGCCATTGAAGAGTTTTCTCTTCGAGGTCTGTTAGGATCGGCTCGTGTTGAATGGAATCAACATGACGATCTTACCGACGCACTTCTTAAGCGTTGGAAAGAAGTAACATCAACCGAGAGCCAGTAGATATTAATTTGTACAGTGATACAAAATAGTTTCCGTGCCTCACTACCAGAAAGAAACATATGCCAATTACAAAACCAACAATAAATGCTGACACCTATCTTGATGAAGATAGTGAATCAGCAACTCCAAAGGTCGGAACCACAGTTCAAGAAGGCTGGGATGCGTTTGACTCATTAGTAAAGTCAGATACAACAGAGTTTCCAACTGAGTTCCGTTTCTCTGATTCTCCACAACTAGTAAAGTTTTTAGAGGATCAACCATTTGCTTCATACGAACAACACTGGATTGATAATGCACCAAAGAAAAAATCCTTTGTTTGTATTGGGGATAACTGCCCACTATGCGATGTGCTTGGCGACAAGCCTCGTGGAAGATTTTCTTTCAATGTTCTTGTGCTTAGTGGGGACACACAAGGCGTACAAATCTTGACAGTACCACCTTCAATGGCACGTCAGATTAAAAAGGCTCATGAAGATGAGCGCAAAGGACCTCTTTCAAAAGAGTTCTGGGAAGTTTCTCGCTTAGGAATGGGTCCAACAACTCAGTACACACTGAACTTTGTTCGTGGCCGTGACCTAGCAGAGGAATGGAAGTTGGACAGCACTGCTGTTCAAGAGTTGGTAGCAACCGCTGTACCGTTCACAGCAGAAGTTATTCGTGAGACCCCTCGCTCCGAAATGCTTGAGGTTGCTCGCTCCGTCGCATAAGACGATTCCACGAAGAGGGGCTTGTTTTGCTTTCCGTTTCTCAAGCCCCTTTTCATTAACCAAGAGGGAACCATGAACATAATTACTACAAAAAAACAACTGCAAGAACTTGTTGAGTTTTACTCCAAGATTGATGCATTTGCATTTGATGTTGAGTCAGTTGGTAACAACAGACTTCAACCAGTAGTAAACGATGTCTTATGGATTTCATTAGCCACAGAAGGTCGCACAGATGTTATTCCGTTAGGTCATCCAAATGGTGAGTTTCTTAACTGGAATAAAGAGTTACTTCTTAGTGGTCAAAGAAAACTTGACTCTGGAAAAGAACTTAAAGAAGCAGACTATTCAAAGAACGAGTCAAAATGGACACCAATATTTGATGCACCACCAGAGCAGTTATTGCCAGGAGATGTTTTTAAAGAACTTAAACCCTTGTTTTTTAGTGACAAGTTAAAAATTGGTCATAATATTAAGTTTGATTTAAAGTCTATTGCAAAATACTTTAGAGGCGTAGTTCCTACCAAACCATTTTTTGACACAATGATGGCTTCATTTATTATTGATAATAGAAATAAAAATAGTCTTGGATTAGCAGCCTGTGCTGAACGTGAGTTAAGAATTAAAGTTGAAAAAGGAATTGGGGCAATGGTTGAAATCCATTCTTTCAGTGATGTTGCACATTACTCTGGCTTTGATGCTGAGGTAACTTGGAAACTATATAAAGCCCTTGAACCAAAACTAGAAGGAAGTCTAAAAAGTGTTTGGGGATTGGAGATGTCTGTTGTAGCAGCCCTTTGTGACATGGAATTAACTGGAGCAGAAATTGATGTTGAAGAGTTAAAGAGGTTAAAGAAAAAAATAGAACAAGATTTAGATCTAGCAAAAGGTAAGGCTTATAAACTGGCTGGAAAAGCATTTGCTATGAACTCCGTTCCAGAAAAACAAAAATTACTTTTTTCCTCTAAAGAAGAAGGTGGACGTGGAATAAGGCCAAACTTAAGAATTAGAATTGCTTTAACGACTAAAGGTCAACAAGTAGCGGCGTCTACTCCAGATAAAGTAGGCATACAACACTACTCAGTATCAGCAGATGCACTTGAGTTTTATAGAAGTAAAGATGAGTTAGTTGATTCTATTTTAGAGTATCAAGATTTAAATAAATTAATGACTACATACGTAGTTCCATATTTGGGTGGCGAAGTTACCCGAACCAATCTAGGTAAATCTAAAACAGTTACTAAAGATTCGTTACTTATAAAGGGGAAAGTACACACCAACTTCAAGGCACACGGAGCAGAAACTGGTAGGTTTTCTAGCAGTGATCCCAATCTTCAAAACATTCCTAGCAGTGGTCAATATGGAAAGTTAATTCGTAATTTATTTATTGCTCCGCCAGGATACAAGTTAGTAGTGGCTGACTACTCACAAATTGAACCACGAATTATTGCTTCTTTTTCAAACGATCCAATTATGGTAAACAACTATTTAAACAATGAGGACATATACACCACTATTGGTAAAACAATGGGAGTAGATAGAAAAGCAGGAAAGGTTCTTGTTCTCTCTATTGCATATGGTGTTGGCCCAGAAAAAATTGCACAAAGCATTGGTTGTACTGTAAAAGATGCAAAAGATTTATTAAATCGATTTACGGCACAATTTTCCGATATTCAAAAATATAGAGGAAAAATAATTCGTCAGGCAGTAGCCAAAGCACCTATACCATATGTTGAAACTTTGCTAGGGCGTCGCAGGTACATACCAGAATTAAAGAGTAACGAACAGGGACTAAAAGCAAGAGCAGAAAGACAAGCATTTAATACAATAATTCAAGGATCTGCAGCAGATTTGATGAAATTAGCAATTGTAAGGGCACATTCTTGTTTTATAGATGAACCAAATGTAAATGTTGTTTTGACCATTCATGATGAATTGGTTACAGTTGCCCGTGAAGATCTAGCAAAAGAGACTGCCGAAGCAATTCGGGAATCAATGGAAGGTATAACTTTTCCAGAGATTACAGTTCCACTTATTGCTGATGTAAAAATAGTAGACAAGTGGGGAGAAGCCAAATGAGTAATGCAGACTGGTGGAGTAAACAACTTGGAGCACAACAACAGGTTCCACAAACTAGAGCATCTGATGTCCCAATGCCACCTTCGCAACAACCAATGACACCTTATGTTCCACCACAACCTCAACAACCAAATATTCGTATTGGAAGCACAGGCCAAACTCAATCGTGTCCTGATTGCAATAGCAATAATTATATGGCTGTTCAAAACGCTGCTCCAAGATGTTATGACTGCGGATATCCTCTACAACAATCAGGAAGTAAATACGGCGCATTAACTGGCGCAAAAGTTGAAGGGTCTGTTAAATCATCAATGGGTAATGATGTTCAAAGTAATTGGAATCCACAAGGAATTATTGGGAGAATTGACGGATGAATGATGAAGCCAAAAAAATTATCGCACAACTTAACAAAAAGTTTGGTAATAATGTCGTTGTATTTGCGTCTGATATTCGCAGCGATATTATTCCCCGCATTACTTCTGGTTCTACTACTCTTGATTACGTGTTGGGTGGTGGGTTTCCTGGTAATCAGTGGAACGAACTTATTGGTGAACCTTCTCACGGTAAAACTGCGGTTGCTCTTAAAACCGTTGCAGCGAATCAAAAGTTAAACCCTAACCATACAACTGTTTGGGTAGCAGCAGAACAATGGGTTCCTGAATATGCAGAGATGTGTGGAGTAGACACAAGTCGTGTAATTGTTATTGAAACAAATGTGATGGAAGAGGCTTATCAAGCCGTAATTGAATTTGCTGAGTCTCAATCAGTAGATGCAATAGTTATTGATTCACTTCCAGCCCTTTCTCCCGCTCCAGAAATGGAAAAGGATATGAATGAAATGACTGTTGGTCGTGGTGCACTATTAACAAACAAGTTCTTTCGTGTTGTAGGGTCTGCCATGAAAAGAAGTCTTATAGAAAATGAGCGTCCAATTTTAGGATTAATCATTAATCAATATCGTATGAAAATTGGGGTAATGCATGGAGATCCAAGAACTACACCAGGTGGAGAAGGAAAAAATTACGCATTTTTCACTCGATGTGAAATCCGTAGAGATGAATGGATTGAAACAGGGTCAGGCAACAATAAAGTTCGATTGGGTCAGCGAATCAAGGTGCGAACACTCAAAAACAAAACTGCTCCCCCACAACGTGTTGCTTACTTTGATTTCTACTTTGC